TCGGCTGTCGAGCGATCAGTCTGGAACGAGGACAAGCAATTTATCCCTCACCCGGCTAGCTGGTTGAACGGCAAGCGCTGGGAGGACGAACTCCCGAACATGCCGGTGCGGCTGAGCGAGGAGGAGTTCGAGGAACAGGAGCGTAAGCGTATTGCGTATCTTCAAGACCTTCACCGGAGGACTAGCAATGCAAACTAAGAACAAGCCAGAAGTCGAGATGCCGGAATGGGATAAGTCGGCACTGTCGTTTATGAAGGGCAGGGCGAAAGACCCTGACAAGCTGGGTCTGCAACTCAAGCCAGGACATCCGGCTGACGAATGGGAACGCTATTTCCTGTCGAAGAAGATGGGCAACAAGGCTGCGTTTCTACGCCATCAGATGCGGACCGGCGGCACCTACACTGTCCCGACACTGTTCCCCGATCAGTATGATCCCACCTTCACGCGAGGCATTTACCGGCCAGCCCCTAAACCGGAGCCACAGCGCGAGGCGGTCAATCGGATGCGCATCAACGAACTGTTCAAGAAGCTGCGGCACGAACTAGGCGGGGTGCCGATCAGACACGACCAGCCGACAGCCGATCAGATCAAGGCGAAAGCACAAGCCTGGCTTGCCGATCTGGAGAAACGCGGCCCCGAAACTCCTCCCACACTATCTGAACGTGCCCGTAAATTGATTAGGAAGCCCAAGGACGGCGATCTCTGATCAGTCTGGTAGGGTAGTAGCCTGACAAAAAAAGGGGAGCCCTAGAGCCCCCCTCAAGTCAGGATAAGCCACCCGGTCAGCCGGGCGTGTCAGGGCTAGCTGGCCCTAACTTCTGAGCCATTGCCTTAGCGCTGGCGATCTCTTCTAGTTCGCTGATCAGGTCAGCCTTGTTTGCTAACCCGTAATTATCTTTCGGCGGTGCGTTTGCATATTTTGATGCGATGGACGCGATCACTGCCAAACGGGCGTAGGAACTCTGATCAGATGGATCGAGCGCGATCTGCGCTTGCGTTATTGCCATCTCGATCAGAGCAATCTCATGCTCACTGATCTGGCGGCCCAATGTCTGCGATGCGATCACTGCGGCGCGAGTGTATAGACCGGGTATCGATTTGTATTTGTCGCGCTGGGCTGAGTAGGTGGTTGCGATTTGTCCAAGGTGATCTTCGATGGTTTGCATGTTATCCCCTCCGATTAAAAGACCAGCCATCAAGATTGCGCCCTGGGGTCGCGATCCATTCGTTTGCGGCTGAGAAAACCCGCAAGGTGTATCCCCTACTGGCTTTGCATTTGACGGGTTTGCTAGTCCCCAATTTGTAAAAGGCTGCACCAGCATTGAATGCCAGCCAGGACGGGCTTGACCACAAATAGGGATTGTCGATCTGCGGATCTGATGCGTTCCAGCCTTCGAGCATTGCTTCAGTCAGATCCATGTTAACCCCCCATATAACCGATTAGAGCCGTTGATGCGATCACAAGCGCGATGCAACCATAAAAGGCGAAGCTATCTATTTGAGATTGCGTCATGTTATGCCTCCTCCTCCGCATAAGCGCTTTCGATGCGCTTGCCCGTATGCACACAAGTTAGTTCGCCATCTTCCCAATTGATGTCGACACCTACGACGCGCCATCCATCGTTTAAATGATTGGCAATGCTATCGATTATGTTGCGCCGCTCCTGCTTTGCTGCTTCGAAGGAAAGCGCTTCGCCATCACTGGTGACGAAATAGCAGGGATAGCCTCCGGGCCAGGCATAAGCGCCATTGCGAATGGCTGCACGAAAGTCAGAGATCGATTTGATTTTCATTTGCTTATCCCTTCGATTAGTTGGTTTTGATTATATTCAGCGGCAACCATGCGCTCGCATAGCCAAGGCGTGTTTTGCTTTTTGGATACCAAACAAAAAAGCAAATGCCTCTGTTATCTTTCGTATCCCAAGATTGGATTTTCAAACCAAACCACTTGGTTACACGCAGAGACCAAAAATCTGGCTCGCCTTGGCCTGTTTTCTTTTCGAATTTGAACATTTGCTTATCCTATGTTTGTTGTGGTTGTCTGTAGTATGTGAGGGGCTCGATTATATGTCAAGCCCCTTTGTTATTGTCAGGCTGCTAAGGCTTGGTCTTCGATTGCAAGCCCCCTGAGATATTCGACTGCTTGGCTCGCCTTGCTTGATGCTGTGACAAAGGCTTTCGGATCGTCTTTAATCATTTTGATCCAATTCTGAATGTAGGCTGCATGTTGCGTTACAGCATCGTAGCCAAATTCAGCGCACATAAATGCGGCGCCCAATTCCGCAACCAATTCTTCTGCTGCATAGGCGCGATCACCAAAGCGCTTGCCAAATTGACGATTGCAGCGCTTTCCGTGCCCTGACCAGTGCACCAATTCATGCAGCGCTGTTTCATAGTATCCGGTGCCGGATTTGAATGCTTCAAACGGTGGCAGCATAATAAAATCGTCTGAATGCTGATAATATGCCCTGCCCTCGCCATGCCGGATATCAGCGCTGGTGGATGTCAGAAAAGCATCTGTTTCAGCGTCGCGCTGGTCAGGGTTAAGCGCCTTGGGCTTTTCGATTAGGTGATCCAAGCCTTCGCATTGTTCCAAGGCAAAGACCGAAAAGGCTTTGAGAAACGGAATGCGCTCGATCTCGCCCTGGTCGTTCTTTTTGTCAAAGGTGGATGCGTAAACCACCATAGTGGCTTTTTCGCCTTTCTTGACGTTGCCACCGGCCTCTTGCGCTTGTTTGTAGGTGAGCCACCGATTGCTGATGTAACCACCAGCCTCACCAGCGAGCCAAAGCAATGTGACGTTGCAACCGGAATATGCGCGGCGCGTGATAGCATTGCGCGGCATTCCAGACCCGCCCATACCTGACCAAGGCTTGATCCAAGGCAAGGTGCCCTGCTCCATTGCAGCAACGATCTTGTCGCTGATCTCTTTGTGAATATTCCGCATTGGCTTATCCCTTGCTATATATCTATATGTTTTTGGTATAAGCTAGTTATTAGCTTATGTAGTAATACTACCATATATATGATTGTTGTAAAGATATGATATAACCTAAAGCTAAGTCTATTCACCAATATGGGTCTATTAGTTATCCAATAAGATCGTTCAAAAATAAACTAATTCAGGGAAGGGGCACCGCCCGCGCGTCAATATTTTGACAGGGGTCTGGTCATTGGGACGGTTTACCTTTTTTGGCACTGTTTTTGGCGCGAAAGTGCTTGTCATGACATGGCTAGGGCATGGCAAGGGCATGGTAAGGCCAGCATCAGGGCTTGCATCTGCCCACGTCGGTGGTCCACGGGGGGGCCTAGGGGGTGGCACCCACATGCCGTCCTTCCCCAAAAAAAATTTGCTGTTCAAATAAATGATGTTAATGTGGTGTTAGTTAACAGGAGGATTTCATGTACCAAGTTGATAGGGGATACGAGATGCCTGCGCCGCGTCCGGTGTCTGGGAAGTACCCGTTTAAGACGATGGAAGTGGGGGAGAGTTTCTTTGTAGCGCTTGAGGACATGGCTGGTCCGAAGCGGATGCACTCGACGGCGTACAATTACGGCAAGCGTCTGGGGAAGAAGTTTGTTGCTCGGCGTGTTGAGGGTGGCGTTCGGGTTTGGCGCACTGAGTGATTGAAGTTTTGGGGCTGAAACTACAATCGGGTGTTGTTTGATTGTAGTTAGGTTCACTGGCGCGGAGTGGAGCAGCCCGGTAGCTCGTCTGGCTCATAACCAGAAGGCCGCAAGTTCAAATCTTGCCTCCGCAACCAACCTTGGGGACTTTCGTGAAGCACTATCAGATCAGGTTTAACACCAAGGCTGGGCCTGCGGATCATTTGGTTTGGCGGGTGATTGAGGATGGTGAGGAGCGTCTGGCGGCTGGTGTTCGCATCTTGACGACTTGTTATTCGGAAGAGAGTTGGGCTGGTTCCGAGAAGAAGTGGAACATTGCCTGCGATGGTGTCGCTGAGTGGCAAGATGACTTGGTTATAATCTGGTAGGGGGTGTCATGAAGAGTGTAGCCGTAGTGACCGCGACCACTGGGCGCAAAGAGTTATTGCAGACTTTGGATAGTGTGCGTCGGCAGACCTATCCGTGTCGGCATTATGTGTTTGTTGATGATGCTGATTTGGCGGTAAAGCCTGCTGACCTTGAGGGCGTTGAGCTTTGCTTCTTGCCTGTGAAGACGGGCGGCGGCGGGATGATGAACGGCGGTATTGTCGCTGCTTCGGCCTATCTGGTGCAGGAAGACCTGATTTGCTGGGTTGATGACGACAACTGGTTTGAGCCCAATCATGTGGCAAGCCTGGTGGAGGCCAAGGGTGATAAACCGTATGCGTATTCTTTGCGTTCTATCAGGAACGTCGATGGCTCTTTTTTTGCCCACGATAACTTCGAAAGTCTGGGGCATCATAGCGGCTTTATTGATCTCAATTGTTATCTGATGGAGCGCAACATTGCGGCTCAGATAGCGCCCCTGTGGTACAAGACAACCGGCGACCTCATGATTGGTGACAGGTTCGTGTACCAGGCTTTGACGCAGAATAAGTTAGAGAGCGCCTGCAATGGCCTCTACAGCCTGAATTACCGGCTTAATGCCAAACGTGACTTGAGGGCGTTCTTCTTTGAGGGGAACATCAAGGCGCAGGCACAGTTTCCCGATGGCTTTCCTTGGGCAAAGGCTAGAACATGAACCACGTTGAGAACGCTATTGCCCGTATGCGCGGGCCTCGCAACATGCACATCATCTGTATTGATGTGACCAACAAGTGTGATCTGGCTTGTTCCAACTGCACAAGGCTCTTGGAAAACCAGGATGCCTTCTGGGAGATGACGCCTGATAACTTTCGCAAGGCTTTGAAGAGCCTGAAGGGCTATTTCGGCGTTATCGCCATGATTGGCGGCAATCCTTGTATGCACAAAGAGTTTGAAACCCTTTGCCGCATCTTTGAGGAAGAAGTGCCGAATAAGTTGCAGCGCGGCCTTTGGACGAACAATTACTTCAAACACCGCGCCATTATTGAGGAAACCTTTGGCACGTTTAACCTCAATAGCCACGGTCAGGCGCGGGCTGAAGCCAATTTGCTCGATCTGCATAAGACTGTGACGGCCAGCGGTGGCCTGTCTTGGTTCTATGGCGGCAATTCCCAGCACTCGCCTTTGCTGACCGCAGTCAAAGACCTCTACCCAGAGGCAGAGATGTGGAACAAGATTGCCAATTGCGACATCAACAAGGAATGGTCTGCGTCCATTGTCCAGAACAAGGGCGAGCTTCGGGCCTATTTTTGCGAGGTTGCAGCGAGCTTTGACCTTGCCCGCAATCAGGACCATGGCCTGCCCGTGACTGAAGGCTGGTGGCAAAAGCACATCACCGAGTTTGGAGACCAGATTAAGCGCTTCTGCCCCGGCTGCGGAGTGCCTGCCAAGCTCAAACCGTCTATCGATACAGATGACGTTGACACCTATACGGAAAGCAATGCCGACCTGGCGACAAAATCTGCCACGCATGAAAAGCGGAAGATCGTCTTGCTTGACGCAAAGAGCAAACAGGAAGTTGATAAGCGCGTGACCCTCTACAACAGCGGGCAATAGGCATGAACATCCTTGAACAGCTTGAAGCCAGACATGCCTTCGTTCCTGATCCCGACATTGCGGAAGCAATCAAAGAGATCAATCGTTTGAGGAATGGCTTGCGCGGTGTTGTGACTTTGGTCGATGTCTATGCGACACATGAAGACATTGCCGAATTTGCCGAGGCAGTTCTCTCTTTTGAAGAGCATGAGTGGACATGAAGTTTAACCTTAAACAGTTCTACCACTTTTGCTCTCAGCTTAGGATTGAGACTAAGGAACACGGCCTCAAGCGCATGGACACGCTCTTGGGGACGCAGACCTATGTCATGGAAGAAATCAACAAGGGTCTACAGGAAGACATCCACTTCTTTGTCATCCTGAAGGGGCGTCAGCTTGGCATCACAACAATCAGCCTCGCGCTCGACCTCTATTGGCACTTTGTGCATCAAGGCTTGCAAGGCACTCTGACCACAGACACGGAAGAAAACCGTGACATGTTCAGGACGACGCTGGCGATGTACATGGATGGTTTGCCGCGTGAGTACAAAATCCCGGCGGTTGCCCATAACCGTAACCAGCTATCTCTGAAGAACCGCTCGCGGCTTTTCTATCAGGTGGCTGGCCTACGCGCTAAGGGTTCGCTTGGTCGCGGTAAGGCGATTACTTATCTCCACGGGACGGAGACGAGTTCGTGGGGCGATGAGGAAGGGTTGGCGTCCCTCCTCGCCTCACTCGCTGAGACTAATCCAAACCGGCTTTATATGTTCGAAAGCACCGCGCGCGGCTTCAACATGTTCCACGATATGTATGTCACGGCCAAACGGGCGCGTACGCAACGAGCAATCTTCTGCGGCTGGTGGCGCAACGAACTTTATTCTGTTGGAGCCGAGACGCCTGTCTACAAAGTCTATTGGGACGGCAAGCTCACGCCCGAAGAAAAGGAATGGGTCAAAGACATCAAGAAGCTCTATGGCGTTGAGATCAACTCGCGCCAGATGGCTTGGTGGCGTTGGAAGATGCACGAAGGCATCAAAGATGACGCGCTCATGTATCAGGAGTTCCCGCCCACGGAAGACTATGCTTTCGTGATGACCGGAACGAGTTTCTTTTCAAACTCGCGCTGCACTGACGCTGCGAAGGAAATCAAAAAGCTCTCGCCCGATTGCTATCGTTATGTGATGGGACATAATTTCGTTGATACTGAAGTTGTCAAATCTTCAGAACGACTTGCCACGTTGAAAATCTGGGAGGAGCCAATTGACACGGCGTTCTATGTTATCGGAGCAGACCCGGCATACGGTTCTTCGGACTGGGCTGATAGGTTCTGCATCCAAGTCTTTCGTTGTTATGCGGACGGACTTGACCAGGTTGCCGAGTTTGCTACGAGTGAACTTAACACTTACCAGTTCGCATGGGTTATCGCTCACTTGGCTGGTGCGTATAAGAACTCTACTCTCAATCTGGAAGTTAATGGCCCAGGCCAAGCGGTCTTGCAAGAACTGAAGAACTTGCGGCGTCAGGCTGCGGCAATGCCACCAGAACAATCTCGCCAGCAAAAAGACCTGATGAATGTCCTGTCTTCTATGCAGAACTATCTCTGGCGCAAGAACGACAATCTTGGCGGCGTTACGAACTCTATCGGTTGGGTGACAAGCCACGGCTCGAAAGAACGTATGCTTGCTTACTTCAAAGATTACTTTGAGCGCGAGATGATGAAGGTTCGCAGCATGGACCTTGTTGAAGAAATGAAAACCATTCGCCGCGAAGGTGGAACTATTTCCGCGCCGGGACGGTCTAAAGATGATCGTGTTATGGCAACAGGTTTGGCCGCAGCCGCTTTTGCCGAACAGGTGCAGCCGCAACTCATTGCAAGGCGCATTACTCGCAAAGTCAGTGAAGATCAAGAAGAATATACTTCAGAACAATTGTCGGTTGGCCGTAACGTCTCTGACTATCTCAAAAAGATTGGGATGTACGGACAATGAAGAAACCAATGACAAAAGCCGAACTCTATGCGCGGATGGAACGCTTCGCGAACGATGAGAAGCGCATCATCTCTTGGTCTTATCTTGGTGAGCTTGCTGGCTTCACCGAACAATATCTGCGTCAGATTTTTGTAGATAAAGCCAAACCATTGACCGAAACGGTGCAGATGCGGCTCAGCAAAGCACTTGAGCGCATAGAAAACGGCGACGTGACTTTGGTTTATTACAGCAATCAAAAGCGCGAATTGATCTACAACAACACGCCGAAGCCTCGCCTTATCAAGGGCGGTAAACTTGTTATGCGCGATGGCAAGGTGCAGCTTGAAGTGGGTCCAATCAATCGCGGCGACTATTCACGGCCAACTTTGCAGGAAACATTGGGGAAAAAGTGATGCCTGTAATCAAAAGCTATCAGTGCAAAGAACATGGTTACTTCGACGCTTGGGATGATCCGGCCTGCCCTGAGTGCGGCGCGGAGGCCAAGCAAGTCTTTATTAAACCGTTCTCCATCAAGACCGGGCGCACGAAGAAAGCTGATGCCACGCTCAAACAATTGGCGGCTGACTATAAGATGACGAACATCAAGTCGGTTAAGGAAGGCGAAAGCCAAGCCGGAACCTATCGTCACGGCGGCGGTCCAAAGGTCGAAGAGCCGCGTCAGCCTCGCGCTGGAGATGCCGTCATGTGGGGTAATGCTGGCAATTACAGCCTGCAAAGCCTGTTGGGCGGCGGTGGACCCAGATCAGTCAAGGGCGAGGCCACTGGATTTAATCCAAAGGATATGGGTAATGTGAGTGGCCCGAAAGCCATTCCGGTTGCGCGTGACCCGCAAAACCTGACCTTGAAAGACGCTAAATGAAAATCCCGAAAACCCCGCTCGAACGCGAGATATTTTTTCTGGACCTCATTGAAAAGTGCCAGGTGTCGCAGGCTGAGCGGCAGGCCGACTACGTTTCTCTCAGGTCGTATTACCTCTTTGGTTCTGGACCTGAAGACGCGCCCGCGCAGTTCAACAAGATATACGCGCACATCGATCAAATCACTTCTTTTTTGTACTCCGCTGAGACTACAAGGTTCAACATCAGCCTTGGCGCGGCGGTGAATGAATTTGAGCAACGGAAAGTTCCGGTTCTCACTCAAGCGCTTAACGACAAGTGGAACGAGACAAATGCCGATCAGGTGTTTTCTCAAGCGCTCAATTGGTCGCTTGTTTACAACACAACTTACGTCAAGTTGATTGTTCAAAACGGCGAAATCTTCCCGTACATGGTAGAACCAGGATGCTGCGGTGTGTTGCGTGAAGACACGCCTTACACAGATCGTCAGCAAGCTTTCACCATGACTTACTACATGACGAAGGCCGATCTGTATTCACGGCTTTATTCGCATCCGAAACGCGATGACATCGTGAAGCGTGTAACCTCTGCGGTCTACACGAAACAACAAATTCCTGAAGGCATTGACCGAATTATCTTGTCGCAGTCTGATCCGACAATGATGGGTACGGTCAACATGGACCTGTACGGATACAATCGGTACAAAGCCAATGTTGCTGAAGACACTATTGAAATGACAGAACTTTACGTTTGGGATGATGACCTTGACGATTACCTGATTGTCACTCGCGCATCGCCTGACGTTATCATTTACGACCGTCCGAATGGCGACATCTTCCTCAAAGGAGAATTGCCGTTTGTGCAGATAACCCCGTCTCCGTTGTACGATTACTATTGGGGACAGTCAGAAGTTCAAAAGCTGATTTATCTGCAAGACATGCGTAATCGCAGGATGTACGAAATCCTCGATTTGCTTTCTAAACAAGTCAGCCCGCCAACAGCCTTGATGGGCTTTACCGGCATCCTTGACGAAAAGAACTTCGCACTTAATCGCGCTGGTGGCCTGATGGCGACCGACATGCCGAACGCGAAGGTAGATCGTTTAGCTCCGAACATTCCGCAAGATTTGTACGAAAGCCTGCGGCAGATCGATCTGATGTTCGAAGAAGCATCCGGTATTGGCAACGTGTTGCAGGGACGCGGCGAACAAGGTGTGCGCTCCGCTGGTCACGCTTCTCAGCTTGCGCGTCTTGGTTCATCTCGCGCCAAAAAGAAAGCACTTATTGTCGAAGACAGTCTCGAAAAGCTCGCAACGCTTTATCTCAAGCTCATGCAGGCATACGACACTACGTATTTCAAAGACAGCGAAGGCATGAAGTTCATAGCTGAACAGTTCACGAAAGACTATGTGGTTAAAGTGGACGCTCACTCGAACAGCCCTATCTTTATGGAAGACCTTCGCTCTCTGGCATTCGAGTTGTTCAAGGCGCAAGCCATTGATAAAGAAAGCCTACTTGACTTGCTCGACCCGCCCATGAAACAGTTGCTCAAAGAACGGTTAAAGAAGGCACCCCAGCAAGGGGCTTCTGTGACCCCTATGCCAGCTAAAAAGGCGGGTTAATGGCTAGAGAAGGCGCTACCCAGATCAAAACGGGCGACCAACCTCGCTACGAAGCCTCGACCTTGTCTCAATCCAATAGACCGGCTACTCTTGATTACCGCATCACAAATGTGCGGCAGGAACGTCCTGCGGCCAGTAGTATGCGGAGAGACAGGAGAACCTGATGTACAAGAAGATGAAGCGCGCTCGTCGCGGCGGCAAGCGTAAGTAACTTGCCTAAAAGTTTGGGGATGTTTGGCTCTAACACAGGAGTGACCACGATGGCTCGTCGTAAGTCCCGCAAGACCAAGCGCTAACTAATAAACGGGTTAGTCCCGTTTGCGCTGCTCTGCTAAGGGGGACGGAGCTAAAAATACTCCCCCTTGACAATTCTTTTGGGCTGTATCCAACGTAGGCCCAACGAGGGGTTGATGATGGCTAAAGAACAGGAACTCATGGCATTGATGGCTGGCGCTGGCGCACCCGCTGGCGAACCCGCGCCCGGTGGCGCAACCGCTTTGCCTGGTGAAGCTCCTCCCCCGCCTCCGACCCCGCCGATGGCTTCTCCTATGGGAACGCCTGAACCTAAAGCCGGTCAGAAGGAAGCCGCGCTCATCAACATCAGCATGGCGCTGGATTTGATCGAGCAAGCCCTCCCGGCAGTAGGATCAGCCTCTCCCGAAGGCAAGAAGCTCCTCTCAATTCTCAATTCCTTGACCGGCCTCCTCGGTCCCAAGAAGCAGCGCGTAGGCGAGCTTCAAAACGCTGAAATCCTTCAGCTCCTCCAAAATCTTCCCCAAGCTGGGGGCGGCACTCCCGCCTCGCGTATGATGGAACAGGCTCCTCCCAATCTTGGCCTGATGTCCCCTGCCGGTGGTGCAATGCCACCCGGTGCCGCTCCCGGCGCACCTGTCCCGCCGCCTCCTGGTGGCGCGGGCGCTCCTCCAATGCCCATGTAAGGAAACTGAAAATGGACCTTTTTAAGCCTCGCGGCGCTCAACAGCCCCGTAACCCGACTACCGACCAACAGAACAATGGCCGCGTTATCAACACGCCGCGCTATAACCGTATGGGTGGTCTTGATAGCCCGAAGAAAATCGGCACCAAGAACGGCCTGACGATTAAGCCGCCGGGTGATGGCGCTAAAGTAATCTAAACCGACATAGGGGATGCAAGATGTCGTTAGAAGACTTGTCACCTGAAGCCCGCGACGAACTGGCCGCTCTCATGCGAGAGTTGGCAGAGAACCCCAATACCCGTAAATCGGTATTGAAGCTCGCCAAGCAAGTTCGTCCGAACATGACCATCGACAGCCTCGAAATTGAGGAACAAGTCGATCAGCGTTTAGCCGAAAGAGACGAAAAGCTCGACCGGCTCGAAGCAAAATTGCGCGAAAAGGAAGCGGTCGAAGAACTCGAACGCCGCCGTCGCGCTCTTATTTCCAAGGGCAAAGCGCGTTCAGATGATGACGTTGCTGCCATTGAAAAGATCATGCTCGAAAAGGGCATTCAAAATCACGAAACCGCCGCTGATTATTTTGAGTGGATGAACCAAGCCGCAAGGCCGACTTCAGTCGCTACGTTCAAGGCAAATGTCATGGACGAGACAGCTCGCGATACGCTGTCAAAATACTGGAAAAACCCAGCAGCAGCAGCGCGTGATGAAGCGTCAAAAGCCTTGAATGACTTGCGGAAAAACCCGCGTCCGATTGGTTTTTGATAAGTTTAGGTGGGGATGTAAACAGTAAGAGGTAAGAAATGCCTATCGGTGGTGGTATTGTCCCCGCATCTGGCACTTCGCAGTACAATGAACTTACGTACGTTACGCGTCGTGCGTTCATTCCTAAGATGGTGGTGCAGATTTACAACTCCACCCCGCTTATGGCTGCGTTGATTGCCAACTCGCAGACCGCAACGGGCGGTGTCTCGTCCGTCACGGTTCCTGTTCAGGGTGCCCAGTTTGTAAACGCTCAGTGGTCTGATTACAGCGGCTCGTTCTCTCAGCCGTCAGTCCAGCAGGGTTCTTACAATGCTGAGTTCAACCTGAAGCTCATGATTGCCCCTGTGCCGTTCCTCGGCATGGAAGGCGCTGTTCAGCAGGATCACGCAATCATCCCGCTCATTGAGGCTCGCATGAACGATGCGACCAACGTGATGATGGATGCGATGGCCTATTCGCTGTACAACAACACGACCAACTCTCAACAGTTCACGGGTCTGCCCGCCGCTGTTGACAATGGCGTGTCTGTGCCGACCTATGGCAACATCAACCGCACGACCTCTACTTGGTGGAAATCCACTCAGTATGCGGCTGGCTCGGTTAACCCGACCCGTCAGAACGTCCTTCAGTACATCAGCGGCACCGTCAAGAACTCGGCAGAAGTGCCGACCTATGGCGTCTGCGGCTTCGGTACTTGGACGCTCCTCGCACAGGATTATGTCGGTCAGGAACAGTATGTCATCACGCCTGGTTCGGGCTTTGATGGCGACGCAAACGGCCCACAGGCTGCGTTCCGCGCTCTCATGGTTGCTGGTGTTCCGATTTACCCAGACCCGTATTGCCCTGAAGGTACTCTGTACCTCCTGAACTCGAACTACATGAGCCTGTACATTCATGAACAGGGTCAGTTCGTCTTCACGGGCTTTGAAAGCACCCTTCCGAACTGGCAGATTGGCTATGTCGGCGCTGTTCTGACGATTGCAGAACTCGTCAACACCAAGCCGAAGGCCATGACGAAGGTCACGGGCTACAACTCCCTGTCGCTGTAAGGAGAAAGCCCAATGGCACTTGCTCTCAATAAAATCCTCGTCGCCAATACGAACACGAACACGCCTTCGGCCTATCTTCAGACGGTCACGGTGTCTTCGGTTGGTGCTGGCAATGCCACGGCTATGGGTAGCTCGCAGTACATTCCGGCTGGTTTGTATCTGTACCCGCCCACAGCTAACGTCACCATCGAACTGAACATTGGTTCGAACAACAATAGCTGGTCCACGCTGATTGCAGCCAATGTCGGCGGCACTCTGTTCTCGGACGGCTATAACGTGCGCGCCAATGCCACGACAGGCACCCAGACTGTAAACCTCTACACCGTCAACGGCGGTCAGGCGGCTACGCAGTCCTCGTACGCAACCGCGTAAGGAGGTCAGTCATGGCTAACCCAAACCGCGTAGGTGCAGAAACACAGGACGGCTTCGGTCGTAAGCGTCTCGCTTACATTACGAGCCCGTTTCGTCTGAGTGCTACCGGCAATGCGGTAGTGGCTTTGCCTATTCTCGGTGGTGGCACAGGTGGTACGACGGAATACATCATCCGTCAGATCACCGTGTACAATCTGTCGAATAGTGCTGGGGGTTCTGCTCCCAGCGCAGCTACGGCTAACGTGACGGTTGGCACGACCAGCGATGGTGCGAACCTTGTCGCCAACACGACAACGCTCACCAACCTGACGAACACGACTAGCTTTGTAGACCTTACGCTGAACACTGATACAGCTAAGACCCTCTACACTGCGAACACGCTGTTCGTAAATGTCACGGCGAATGTTGCTAATGCACAGGCGTTCATCTCCGTTTATGGCGATGTGGTGACGTTCTAAGGTTGTTCGTGTTTTCGAGCTACCACATCACTACATCCCCGGTGGTAGGATGAGTACCCCTCCCTGCGTCGCGGTAGGGAGGGGGAAAGTTTCAAAGGATGTGGTAACAACGTGACAACATTGCAAGATTACCTGACTGTGACGCGGCGCATCCTGCATGACGCCAATGCAAACTTTTGGACAGACCAAGAGTTGACCTACGACATCAATGTAGCTCGCAAGCGGATCACGCGCGACACGGGATGCAATCGTAAAGTTCAGATCAGCGCGGTCGTTCTCAATCAAGAGGCTTATGACTTTAGCAGCTTGCCAGATGGCGAGCGCACGATGGACATTTTGACCATCAACGTAAATTGGGGCAATACGCGCATCCCTATGCGTTATCTGCCTTGGACGCAGTTCAACGCTCAACTTCGGTTCTGGCAGAACTATACAGGCCAGCCGGTTGCCTTTTCGCTTTATGGCACTCGCAAGTTCTATGTCGGCCCTGTGCCTGACGAGACTTATGTCATCGAACTCGACACGGTCGTAAACCCAGTCGATTTGGTCAGCCTGTCTGATGTCGATGAGTTGCCAGAACTTTGGACCACACCTGTTCCTTACTACGCGGCATACCAGGCCAAGTTCAAAGAACAGAGCTATGGCGAGGCTGAAATCTTCCGTCAGCAATATATGCAACAGACGCAGAACCTTATTGCGTCTACGTTCACACGACGTATGCCGGACCCTTATTCAAGGCCGTACTAAGTCATGGCAGCATCACCTGAACAGAAAAAGAATTACACGGTTGTTAAGACCTTCAGGGGTATTAACACTAGAGCTAATCGCACGGCTATTGGCGAAGACGAGTTTGCTTGGCTTGAGAACTTGCAGCCTATTGGCAGCGGTAACATCAAAGTCATTCCGAACTTTAGCAATGTAACGATTAGCGGCAACGCGGTTACTTTCTCCAACAATGTCAATCAGTTCACCAGCGTCAACCTGAACAATGATGATTACATTCTTGGGTTTGAAGATAACGGTCAATCTCAATACTACAATATAGACGCTGGTACTTTTGGTAACGTGTCTGCGGTTGGCAAGTTCTCTGCTTCTGGCGTTCGCGCTAAGCAATGGAAGAACGACCGCACCATGATCTTAGACCCGAACAACGGGCTTTATTCATGGGACGGCACAAACCTTTTGAGCATTGGCTCGGTTGGCTCTCTCGGCATTACCAATGGCGGCACGGGCTACACCAGTGTTCCGCAAGTGACAATTAGTGCGCCAAACGAGGCAAATGGCTTGCAAGCACAAGCTATTGCTTCGATCTCTAATGCGGCTGGCACTATTACTGGCGTCGAAATTACGAACGTCGGCTCTGGCTATACGTCTGTGCCGACAATTACGATTGAACCTCCTACCAGCCAGTTTGGTGTTCAGGCTCAAGCCGTTGCGACCATTCAGAGCGGTAATGTAGTCGTTATCAGCGTGACCAATCCTGGCTCTGCTTATACGGCGGTGCCTAATGTCACGATTACTGGTGGTGGCGGCGCTAGTGCGGCAGCGACGGCCAAGCTCGGTTCTGGCTCTGTCACGGCCATTACGATCACTGAAGCTGGCAGCGGCTATACCTCGGCTCCGACTGTCACCATTTCAGGTGGTGGTGGTGCGAATGCGACGGCTGTTGCTGGCTTGCTGACTTTCAGAAAAGGAACTGTCGGCATAGTCGTAACAAATGGCGGCTCTGGCTATGCAACTGCGCCTAACGTCACTATTTCCGGCGGCGGGGGCAGTAACGCTGCGGCGACGGCTATCGTTAACGGTGGCGTAGTTACTCAGGTCGTAGTGACAAATCCAGGCAATAACTACACCAGCAATCCGACTGTTGCTTTTAGCGGTGGTGGAGGCAACGGCGCTGCGGCTTTGGCTTTTGCTTCGATTGACCCAAACGTAGACCTTGCAACATTCCAAGGGCGTTTGTGGGTTGCTCAAGGCAGAACTGTTTTCTATTCAGCGGCAGGCACTTACAACGATTTTACCAGCGTCTCGGCAGGCAATATCAACCTGTCTGATGACACGCTACACAGCACGATTGACGCTATCATCTCAGCCAACAACTTCTTGTACGTGTTTGGCGAGAACAGCATCAACGTGTTCTCAGACGTTCGAGTGACCAGTACGGGTTCGACCTTGTTCACGAATACGAACGTGTCGGCTTCTGTGGGTTCTCGGCGCATCAATACGATCTTCCCGTACTTTCGGTCGCTTCTGTTTTTGAACGACTACGGGGTTTATGCGCTAGTTGGTGCCACGACGAGCAAGCTGTCTGATGCTTTGGACGGCATCTTTCCTAACATCGACTTTACCTATCCGGTATCGGGTGGTCAGGTCTTGTTGAACAACATTCTCTGCGCGGCATTCAACTTCTATTACAACGATCCAGATACAGGTCTCCGGCCTGTTCAGGCTGTCTTTTTCGACAAGAAATGGTTCTTGAGTAGCCAAGGTACGACCAAGTTGGTGTCCTCTGTGGCAACGGCTGGCGGCGTCTTTATGTACTCGACCAATGGTACAAATCTGGCTCGGCTGTATTCAAACAGCACTTCAAACATTAGCACCAATCTCAGCACGGCTTTGTGGCCCTTGGGCGATACGATCCGTACCAAGCAGGCGCTCAAGTTTGGGATTGAGGCGACGCTGACGCTGGGCGGTACGCTTAATGTGACTGTGGACAGTGAAAGCAATACAAGCCCTGTATACTCACTGACCAACTTTGTCACTTGGTACAACAACCTTGGTTCTACGATACCTTGGCAGAACAACGCGCTGCAAACGATCCCGTGGACCTACAGTAATGGCTATGTGCTGTATAAGAGCGATGCTCAGCAATATGGCAAATATCTTGGTCTTACAGTAACATCCACATCACCTGGAATGACCTACAACACGTTCGAAACCGAACATGAACTTAGAGTGAGGTTCTAATGCCTTTGCCGATCTCTCTCCCCTATACGTTCGCTAATGCGACGGCGGCTATCCCGCTTGCCAATCTTGATAGTGACCTAACTACTCTTCGAGACGGCATCAACGGCATTGGCAATGGCACGAATGCCCTGTCTAACGTGGTTATCACTGGCGGTACGATTGACGGCACGACGATTGGTGCCACGACCTCTTCTACGGGGCGCTTCTCGACCGTTACGGCCACGACTGGGAATATCACGACTGTTAATGCCACGACGACCAATTCGGCTACGGTTCGCGCTGACGGAAACCTGACGTTCCAGAGCAATGGCACGACGACTGCCATGACTATTGATACGTCTCAGAATGTTGGAATTGGCACGGCTTCGCCAGCGGGTAGGTTGGAAGTATCGTCTGCAAACAACATTTTGTATTCCACTGGCACGGCTGGTTTTGGTTCTTTCTATGCGCGTGGCAGCGGCACAAATGCCTCATATTTGTTCATGGGCAACGCAACAAGTGGTGAGCAAGGGCGCATTACAACTGAAAACACGGGCATAATTACTTTTGCAAATACTGCTTCTGCCACCGAGCGCATGCGTATCAACGCCTCCGGGAATGTCGGGATTGGGACGAGTTCGCCTACTGAGAAACTTGATGTCAGTGGAAATATCGCGGCGGGCAGCCTAAAACAAAATACAACTACCAACGCATTTAACAACTTTGTCGCAAATGGTGGAACGACCACAAATAGCGGTTTCACTGGTGTTTTTAACTCATCGGGAACGCGAATTGCTTATCTTGGGTTTTGGGATGGCAACAACATCGTTAACATGGTTGAAGGTAACTTTGGCCTTACTTTTGGGACCAACAACGCCGAACGCGCCCGCATCGACACCAGCGGTAATTTTCTGTTTGGTGTAACGGCTGATCCATCTAATTCTGGTAACAACGGTGCATCGTTTTATAAAGCTACTAACAATTACGAAATGCACAGCCGTAGTGGCGTAACAACTACTTCATATGTCGGCATTTTCTACAATCCAAACGGAACTGTAGGAAGTATTAGCACAAACGGCTCTGCCACAACTTACTCAACTTTGTCGGACTACCGACTGAAATACGATGTTCAGCCCGTGACTACAGGCTTGGCAACTGTCTCTGCTCTGAAACCTGTTACCTACAAATGGAACGCAGACAACAGCGATGGCGAAGGTTTCATTGCACACGAATTGCAAGAAGTCATTCCACACGCCGTCACAGGCGAAAAGGACGCGGTAGATGAGGACGGCAACCCCCGTCATCAGGGCGTAGACTACAGCAAGATCGTGGTCCACCTTGTCGCCGCTATCCAAGAACTCAAAGCCGAACTTGACGCCGCGAAAGCGCGTATTGCAACATTGGAGAAAGCATAATGACAACCTACACATGGTCCTTCCCGCAGTTTGACGTTGCCAAGGCTGAAGACGGCCTGACCGACGTTGTGAAGACAATCCATTGGCGATATGACGCAACCGATGGCAAAGTCTCTTGCGGCTGCTACGGCACGGCTGCTCTTGATGCACCGAACCCGTCTGACTTCAAGCCTTACGCTTCGTTGACGGCTGATTGGTGCATTGCGGCTTGCTCTGACAAGCTCGACATGACTGAGATCAACCAGAAGCTCGCAAATCAGATTGCTCTGCTCAACAATCCTCCGATTGTTCCGATGGTGCCTCCTTTCGCCGCTCTCAACTAAGAGGCTGTCATGGGCGTTAATGCTTTTACCGTTACAGGCAATACAGTCGTTTTGACGGCTGCTACAAGTGCGCCCACGCCCGTGCAGTGTTCTTCTGTGACGCTGGGTGGCAATCAGTACCGCATCATCAACTCGTCCACGACGGTTGGTGCTTGGCTGTCTTTTGCCGCTTCAGCCACAGATGCGACGGCCAATTGCGTCATTCCTACGGGTGGCGGGGCTAACAGCACACGCACTCTCTACATCCTGCCCGCTACGGATGAAGTGATTACGTTTGTGCCGAATGCCTATTTTACGGCCATTACATCTGCCAGCACGGCTACTCTGTACATTGTGCCAGGTGACGGCCTCTGAGGTGATAAATGCTCAAGGTAGCCAGTGCGCTCGCAGCCGTTGGAAGTCTCCGGTATCAGGGGACTTGGAACGCTAACACCAACTCGCCGTTCCTTCAGTCCGGTGTGGGTGTTACTGGCTATTATTATGTCGTTAACGTCTCTGGCTCGACCAACCTAGATGGCATCACTGATTGGAAGATTGGTGATTGGGCGGTGTTTAATGGCACCGTCTGGGAGAAGATCGACAACACGGATGTCGTGACCTCGGTCAACGGTCAGGTTGGGGCTGTCGTTTTAACCGCTGCAAATGTCGGTGCCGTCTCTAACACTGTCAATATTTTGACAGGTACAGGCTTGACAGGTGGCGGTCAGCTCACGGCCAATGTCAGCATTGCGATGGCAAATACGGCAGTAGCGGCAGGCACTTACGGTAACCAATCAACTGTCGGCACGTTTACGGTCGATGCTCAAGGGCGGCTGACTGCGGCCTCTAATGCGACGATCCAGATCACGGCAGGGCAAGTATCGGGCATTGTTCCTAATACGACCTATGTCCTTGCTGGAACGGGACTGTCTGGTGGCGGCGCACTGACAGGAAATGTCACCCTTAATCTTGCTAATACGACTGTAGCCGCAGGAGTTTATGGCAATGCAAGTGCCGTCGGAAGTTTCACGGTTGACGCGCAGGGGCGTCTTACAGCAGCGTCGAACACGACGATCTCAATCGCGCCGTCGCAGATAAATGCGACCATTCCAAATTCGGGGCTGGCTAACAGCACACTGACGCTTGGCAACACGACGCTCACACTTGGCGGCACAACTTCGACTGTCGGAAATTTGACAGTTGATAATGTGATTATCTCGTCTGGTTCCGTGACTACGGCTAGTTTGAACCTGACGGGTACGACAAACGCTAACGCAACTTTCGCAACATCGAGCCTGCCGCTTGTGCCAGAGGGCTACATCATCGTGCAAATTGGTGGCGTGAATAAAAAGATACCTTATTACGCGGTGTGAGAATGTCCCAAGACGTTATCAATATGCTGACGGGTGGTTTTGGCGCAGTCGTTGGCTGGGTGCTGAAAGTCATTTGGGACGCTATCAAAGAGCTTCAATCTGACATGCGCGACTTCCAAAACGAAGTGCATATCAATTATGTCAGCAAGGATGATTACCGCGCAGACATCAAAGAAGTAAAAGACATCCTGAAGCAAATCTTCGAAAAGCTAGATAGAAAGGCTGATCGTTGAACTACGATGCGCTGTCCATTGTTCAGTTTGGTGACGTAGAGGGTCTCCAGGTTTTCCTGTTTGAGAACTCGACGCAGCATCAATTGTTCCGTGACACGCTGTTTGACGTAGGCATTGCAGCCCCAGCATATCCTCTATTCGATGCTGACCCCAACAACCTAGACGATTGGCTACTGGCACACCAAGTTGAACACCAGTTCTACGCGGCACAACTAGGGCTATCCAATCCGTTCAACATGCTTGACGCTGACTTTCGCAAGGAAGATGATTTCTACGAATGGTTGGCTCAGCATGTTTTCGCACATGAGCAAATCGCTAACGCACTAGGGCTTACCTGATGGTCGAACCTCTCACTTCAACCGGCAAAGGCGGCAGTCAGCGGCAAGTCTCGTCGGCTGAAATCATTCAGCAAAGCACTCAGCGTGAAGCGCCAAACCAAGACATGAACCGCTTCATGCAAACCCTTGGCTACATGATACAAACCAAAATGGTGCAATTGCTTCAAATTGGTAATACCGTCTTCATGTTGAAGCCAAATCCCCAACAGCCCGGTACTGTCGAGTTTCACACCTTCACCATCGAAAGCCCGCAAGTCCTCGTCCAGCGCTATCAGGCTGGTCTAAATTCGTTGCGGCAGATGGGTTACAAGAAGGCGACAACCTATGCGACCTCGCCTGCTTTTGTTAGAATTGCTGAGCAAACGGGCTTGCCTGTTAAAGTCACGCAATCACAGCAAGTGATGGGCGATAAGGCCGTCCCCGCTTACAAATTCGAAGTGGACATCTAATGCCCGCCATACCCATCGTAGCCGCAGTAGCCCTTTCATCCGTAGGTGTCACAGCCGCTTCTGTGGGTACGGCTGCTTTGGCTACGGTTGGAATTACGGCATCGACCACTGTGGCGAGCGTGGTAGGTGGCGCTATTATTGGCACTGGAACCGGGGCTTTGACGGCTGCCGTTACGGGCAATGACATTGGCAAAGGTGCTTTGATTGGCGCTGTCAGCGGTGGTGTGGCTGGTGGCGTGACAAGTGCTGTTGGTGGCGCTCTTGGCGCTCAAGGGCCGGTTGGCGAGTTTGGGCCTCAGATACCAGCCAAGCCAGAGATTTTAGGTTCAACGGCTCTCGGTCGCGGCGTGGCATCAGGCGTCGGTGAATTTGCTGGTGGTACGGCTGGCGCTTTGACGGCTGGCGCACCGTTTGGTGAAGCATTGAAAGCTGGCGCAATCAGAGGTGCTGCCGGTGGTTTAACGGCTGGCCTGAGTGAAGGGCTCGGCTTGGGTAGGACAGAAAGTGCTTTGCTTGGCGGCACTATCCGAACAGGCTTGCAGGCTGCTTTCCGCGATGAACCAGAGTTCACACCCAGAGGTGCTTCGGCAAGAGGTGAAGGCGCAAGAACTGGCGCTCCTCTATCGCCTGTTTTGTCTGAAGCCCTGCAACCCAGAACGGCTGCTACCCTTGGCGGTGGTGGCCTAAATCTCGGTGGTGGTGGTATAGGTTATGCGCCAGGATCAACAGTCTTCGGCGCTGGCGAAAGCGACAAGCCTAGAAGAAATGTCTGGAACACTGCGTCCTTGAGGAACATTGGCGAGGAAGACAATGCGTAAGGCAATGAAACAAAGCTCTGATGTTCTCGGCTCCACGGACGCCAAATCTGTTGCATTAAAGCTACAGCGCATGGGGCGTGGTAACGACACGATCTTGGCTCACATCACGCCTCGCGAAGCAGCCATGCTCAAGGCTAGGGGCGGCAGCGGCACTCGCAATCCTCAGACGGGATTGCTTGAGTTCGAAGACAGCTATGACTTCGGTGGCTATGACGTTGGCGGCTACGATCCCGGCGCTGGGGATGCAGGCTTTTACGATTATTACGGAAATTACGATTATTCGCCGCCTGTGACGGGCGATTACGGCGATTATGGTAGTTTTGGCGACTATACGCCCTCTTATGAAGGGGGTTTTACAGCGGCAGATTTGCCTGCGGTTGGGGCTGTTGAAACGCAATTTGCGGGCGGTGGTGGCGCTAGAGACCCAGGTTTTTACCCACCCGACCAGGCTGTAGTGCCGACCGAAGAAGAGGTTCCAACGCCGGAAGAGGAAGATCGTTCCGAACTCTATAAAAGAATTATAGACACAGGAATACGTGTCCCGCCCCAAGAAAAATCCTTCTTGTCTACCCTGTTTGGTCAGGGGGGCGTGGGTAGATTGGGGTTAGGGCTTGGTGGTGCTTTGTTAAGCGCGTCTCAAGCTCAACGTGCCGGCAGACAGGCTGGTGCTGTGTCTGACCAGATTAGAGCTGCTTACGAACGCGCCGCTGGAGACACTCGCGCTCTTGCTGCACCACTTACAACGGCTGGCGCTGCGGCTCTCGGACAGGCTCAACAGGGCGTCTTGGACCCGGCTCGTCTGCAACAGTTCGAAGTGGCTCGCGCTCAGCTTGCCCAACAGGCTGCTAGGACGGGTGGCGTTGGCGCAATTCAAAGTGCGGAAGCTGCTAACCGTGCAAGGCTCGCTGCTTTGCAGGCTCAACAGACTGCGGCTCTGCAACTCCTCGGCCCTGGCAATACATTGATGTCTCAGGCAATCAACCAGCAATTGCAGGGTACAACGTCTGCGCTTGGCACTAGGTTGCAACTTGAGGGTCAAGCAAATCAGGCTATGGCTAATCTTTATGGGCAACTCGCCCGCTTCATTGGGGGCTGACGATGGCAAGAGTTGTGGGTTTTGAAAGCACCCCTAACATCCTTGGTGACAGCACTGAGATGCTTGAGCGTCCTCGCCGTGAGCGGCCAGTAGAGGTTGCGGAAGTGACTGCCGAACAGCCTTCTCCTGCACCAGAAACTCCTGCGCCTCGCCGTGAGAAGCCTGTTGCCGCTGCTAGGGGCGCTGCTTTGCAACAACGTTATCAAGACATACGCGCTGAATATGAACCTAAACTTGCAACTCCTGCACCTCAGTTCGAGGCTCCCAAAGAGAGTTTCACACAGTTGGGTTCTCTCGGTGCTTTGATGATGGTCATGGGAACTATGGCTGGCAGCAAAGGTCTGACCAGTGCTACAGGTGCCATGAACGCTATGGCTGGCATGATGTCGGGCTATCAGCAAGGAAACAGAGACGCTTTTGCTCGCGCCAAAATGGAGTTCGAGCAAAGCTACAAGCAGTGGCAGATTAACAAAAACCAGATCAAAGAAGCCTTTGCTCGCGCAATGAAGTCAGCGCCGCAAGACATTCAAGGTGCAACGAACAGGGTTATTGCTGACCTGAACGCGGCTGGCGCTACAACCTTGGCTTCGGCTGTTAAAACCCAAGGTCTGCAAGCAACGTCTAATATGTATGCCGAAGCAAGTGACAAGGCTGACAAGCAGATCGAAACGATCAGCGAAAGCATTGGTCGCATGACGACTCAAGCCGCACCTACTCAACGTGGTGTGCAATTGGCTGGCCCTCCTGTGCAAGGCGATACTCCTCCGGCTGAAGCTCCTGCTAGGAGAGCGGCGAGTAGTGCGCGTGAACCTACGCCTAGCGTTGCAACACAGAAGTCCATTATCGGCCTTGAGAACTACGTCAAGGATGTCGATGGACTTTTGAAGCGTCTTGAAGACCCGGCGGCTGCGAAGAAGATTGACCAATATCGTTGGCAAATGTTCGCGTCTGAAGAAGGCGGGAAGATTGGCGCTCAATTGCTTGGTGCTAGAATACCTGAAGATGTCAGAGAGTTCATGATTTTGAGCAATGCAATTCGCAATGCTTACTACCTTGACATCTCTGGTAAGGCAGTGACCGGCGGCGAAGCGATGAGAAACTACAATGTGGTTCCTCAACCAGGTGATCCTGCGTCAACCCTTCGCATTAAGTTCAAGGTGTTGAAGGATAAGTTTTCAAGCGACTTGAACAACTATCGTCGCGCTTATCCTACCTTCACTGGAAAATTTGAAGCAGAGCAAGGTCAAGCTCCTGCGGCTAGAGCGCCTGCGCGTCCGACTTTGGATGAGTTCTTGCAAAGAGCAAAAACAGTCAATCCAAACGTCAGCGATGAGCAATTGACAGAGTTTTATCGCCAGAGATACGGAACGCAGTAATGGCTATTGTCGATCCCTTCGAACCGCAACAAACGCAGATCGTTGACCCTTTTGAGGGTATCGTTGACCCGTTCGATCCGTCCAAAAGCTATGCACCAAGTCCTCCGCTTCCCGGTCCTGCCTTGCCTGGTGGCCCCGGTCCTCGTTCGGACATAGGTTTTGGAGAACTTGGTGGCGCGGCTGCGGCTGGTGGCGTCACTGGTGCGTTCACTCCTGAAGTAACAAAAGGCATTGGTCGCGGTGCCGCTGCGACTGGCCGTGGTTTGCAAGCTCTTCCTTTCCCTCCTGCGCGTGGTGTCGGACGGTTCCTTGAGGCTGGCGGCAGAGGCATGGAAGCCTTTGGCACTCGCCTTGGAAAAGCACCCGTTGCTCGTTCTCGCGTAGCTCCTGCGGCTCTCGGTGCTGCTGGCGGCACTCTTGGCGAGGCTGCTGGTCAGGTTACAGAGATGGCTGGCTTCCCTGGCTTGCCTGCCGAAGCGGCTCGTATTGCTGGTGGCGTTGTTGTTCCTACCACTATTGGTGGCGTGACACGCACCGGCTCGCGTTGGGGCAATATGGCTCTGGACTTGGCTAAACGTGCTTTCCTTCAGCCTGAAGCATTGACGGCTAAGGAACTCACTGACGCTGAGCGCAGACGAGTTGCTGACCTTCTTGATGGTTTGCGTGGGCAAGCACCTGAAGGCGAAGCGGCAAAACGCATTTACACAGAAATGCAAAAGCTAGCTAATGACGTTCAGGCTCGCGCTTCACAAAAAGCAACACGCCTTGAACGTGCCGCTCCGCGCCTTGAAAGAGGTATTTCACAGCGTCAAGCCGTTGCTGAAAGCGAACTTGCGTCTGTCGGTAATGTGAGCGCTACGCCTACTGACTTGGGCGAACGCGCTCGGCGTCTTGTTGTAAAATCACAAGAAGATTTTGAAAACCTTCGTGGTACGGCGTATGACGCTGCCCGCACTGAAGTTAATCAAATTGCTGCACAAAAACAGCAAGCTGGGCAATTCATCGAAGGTACCAAAGCCTATCAAGACCTTACTAAGTTTTTGCAAGAAAAAACTTTGGCTGGTCGTGTTGGTCTTGAACAGCCTATGGCAACAGCAACTGAACGCGGTGTTGTTTCTGCGTATGAAGGTGCTTTGAATGCTATTCGCAATCGTCGTGTTTCAATTGGCACTTCAGACAAGCCAGAAGCAAAGGCTCTTGCAGATCGACTGGAGTCACAAGGATTGCGTGTGATTAAACGCACCGACCCTTCAAGCAATGTCACATTTTATGAGCGCGAGTTCCCGACCGCCTATGAGGCCATTGACGATTTTAGGCGTCGGCTTGGTCAAAGCGCTAAGTTCGGTGAGCCCGTTACCGGCTATGAAGCTCTCAGCGCAGCAAATGCGAAAGACCTTTATGGCAAGGTCAGCAAAGTTCAGGAAGAATTCATTGGTGAACCTTTCAAGAAGATGCAGACGGTTTACGAACAGGGAAGCCGTGCGCTTGAACCTTTTGCTGGCAAGGCTGGCAAGAAGTATGCGGGCATCGACTTTGAAGATCCCACACGCTTCAAGACCGATCCCAAGTTGCTTGTGACGCAAGCCTTTGGTAGCCGCACTGGCGTCGATGATTTGTTGCGCCTGTCAAACAACAACGTCAAGGAAGTTGAAGCCTTGGCGCGTGATTACATTGCATCTTCGATTAGCGGCAAAGGTGCAAAGCAGGCTGAAGACATTATTGCTCGCAACAAGGATATGCTGAGCCACCCGTCTTTGGCTAACTTGCGGAACCAGATACAAGCCTATGTCAGAAACCTGAAAGGCATTGAGGCTGCTTCTGAGCGCGGCAGAGAAACAATCTCTGTGCTTGGCAAGAAGGTTCCGGCAATTACCGCCCAGGCTGAAAAGCAAGCCAGCGACATTATGGGAGACAAGTTCCCTGTCGCTAGGATCAAACAGCTTATTATGAGCGGTAGCCCTGCCGAATGGAAATCTGTTGCTCAAGCTGTGGCTCGTACACCGCAAGGCCGTAGAGACATTCTCTTGGCTACGCGCGAGGCTATTGCTGAAGCTGCGGGCAAAAACCCGAAGAATGCCGTCAAGAAGTTTAAGGACGACATTGCTCCTGCTTTGGCATTGCCTGAGATTGGCATACCCAAGGCTGCAATCGATGGCCTTTCCAGACAGCTTGATGAGATCACAAAGTATGCAAGCGAACCGGCTCGGCTGACCATGATGCAGAATGTGGTCAATCAGTTTGTGCGCCAGTATGCAGCGCCTCGCGCCGTGACCGCCCCAATGTCTATGATGGGAGAACAGTGATGCCCTTGAAGCAAGGTTTCTCAAAAAAGACCATTGGCAAAAACATCGCTCGCGAGATCAAGCGTGGACGCCCGCCCAAGCAGGCTGCGGCGATTGCCTATTCGGTTGCTCGCAAAGCTAAGCGGAAGGCAGACCGTTGAGCCGCAACAAAGACAAAGGGTTAAACCCCGATCTTCTCAAGGCAGTTTCAGAATTGCTCAAGGCTTCTGAGAACCTTGAAGACATTGAAGTACGCCTGAAGGTCATTGATAGAGCGATTAACCTTGAGAAAATAAGGTTAAAAATCAATGATGACCAGTATGGCTCTGGATTTGTGATAGATGATGATGCAGAATAGCCGCGTCAACCGGGGAGTATATATCTGTGGACGCGACTGTTCTTGCCGTCATTCGTATGGCACTCAATACATTGGCCGACCGTATCCTGACCCTCATCTCGCTAATGATGACATTCGGGCTATCATGCTGGGCAATGTACAACCCTACTCAAGAACGCCTACTCATAGCTGCCGGGTTTGCTATACTGGTGTTCGTACCTTCGGTCATCAAGGAGAAGCGCCGTGAAGGACAGCAACAACACGAACCTTAATGTTCCTGCGATGGGCGCTCGCGCCATCAAGCCGCAGACGATCAAGAACACGCTTGGTCGCGGTGGCGGCTACTTCCAACCTGGCGTTGCCCCGGCTGGTGGCTATCAGTCCATGTGGTGCTATGGCCCAAACAAGGGTGACTATAAAAATAGCCCGACCAGCAAGCCGGAGAACAACCGTGGGTAATAACATCGCCTTTCAAGCGCAGGGAAAGACCTACAGGGCAAATGTTACAACTGCCAGTCAGACAATTTCCATAACGGCTGATAGTCCGTGCAATCAGCTTTTGGTGGCTAATCATCAGCCGACCGGCACCGTTGGACAGCCTGTGTATTTTACAGTTAGCCATCTGGCTAATGTGACGGCATCCATACCGGGAAATGGAACTCCGCAATACTCTTTGGTGTCCGTTCCTGCTTCGACCAAGGTATACACAATACCTTATCAATTCAGCGCAAACACAACGATGTACATCGCCTTCATTGGCACTGCTGCATCTGAGTGTTTCTTTACTCCCGGTGAAGGTGTGTAATGGCTAAAAAAGGCTTGTACGACAACATCAACGCCAAACGCGCTCGCATCAAGGCTGGCAGCGGAGAGCGGATGCGTAAGCCTGGTAGCAAGGGTGCGCCGACTGCTAAGGCTTTCCGTCAATCTAAAAAGACTGCGAGGAGCTAATGGCTGGTCCCTCTCTTTCCGTTGGGCGTGGTGAAAAGCTCTCGGTGAAGAAGGGCGGTGGCCTCACGGCTAAAGGACGCGCCAAGTATAACAAGGCGACCGGCAGCAAGCTCAAGGCTCC